CTCCTGCCGTATGTGCTGGTTGACGACAAAAGCGGTAAAAGCGCAGCGGCGCGGGCAAAAGTGATGGCCAAGGCTTGTTACCCGGAGTATGAGAAATTCGATGTGGCGAAGATGGAGGTGATTTCAGATGAATGAAAAGGGATTGATGGAACAGTCGAACGCAGCGATTAAAGCGGCGCTGGAGCTGTACGCGGCTGACCATGGGAAGTTGAACGATGGTGACAGCTTTACGACAAAGCTCAATAACTGTGTGCTCACCATTTCGCTGAAAGATGGGAGTTTGGACGTGCAGTTTGACCCGGACGCAGACGCCGCGGTGGATACCCCGTACACGCTGAACATGGCACTTGATATTTATGAGGAGGAAAACAATGGCTGAGTACATCAATCGTGAGGACGTATTGAAATGCCTGGAGTATAACACGATTCAGAAGCCGAGTGCGAATGATGTTGTTTCTGCGACTCTCCGGGTAGCGCGGGAAAAGGTCGAGAAACTTCCTGTTGCACAGGAAGGAGCGCTATTTTCTTTCTGGCGCGACCCCGACAAGGATCCTCCGAAAGTTGAGACGGAAGTGCTGATTCTGTTTGAAACAGCCTGCGGCGGATATGGGATTACGACGGCCCACTACGAAGATGGCACTGTTTTGTCCGAAAAAAGCAAGTTCTACTGGGAAGAGATTTTCGAGTGGGGAACCTACGATGAAGAAAGCGATGATTACTTTATTCCTAAAGGCTGGTGGGAATATCGTTATTTCAACCAGGATGACATTTACGATAACCGTGTTGATTCTCCTGTGGTTGGGTGGATGCCTTTGCCGCCGAAGGAGGTAGTGAAAAAATGAGAACGCTTAACGCTGACCAGCTGAAAGCTGTGCTGAGCATGGAAAGTTCACTGGGACATATTCACACGCTGGCAGATGTCGAAAACACGATTGATTATCTTGCCAAAGAAGAACCGGAAGCCGTAGCCGGTGTAGAAAAATTCAACATTTTCGATACCATGTGGTCGAGGAAAATTCAGGCGGCGTTTCCGCAGTCGTTCGTGAATATGCAAAACGAACTTGTTTTCAGTCTGAGAACTGATTCCGGCTTCAGCCTGAAAGATGTGACCGACGAAACCCAGCTGAAAGCAAAAATTTTGGAGTGGCTTACGCGGACTGCAATTAAAGCAGTCTCGCCCAAGGAAAGAAAACTCCACTTTGAGGGCATCAACAAGCTGCTGGGTACGAATTTTACGTTGGAGGAAATGACGGACATCTATACATATCTCGGAAATGGAATCAATCACGACCTTTGCGTGAAGTTTGTGGAGAGCGGCTACGATATGACGATGATTCAAAAAGAAGGGTGAGCAAATGGATAAGCAAAAGATTAAGAGTGTTCCGAGGCTGACGACCGATAACCCGGTGAACAATTTTCAGACTGCCCTCAACTTTACTGACGTCAGCGAGGACGGCTGGGTATGGCTGCGGCAACCTGAAATGGCACTGACCGAGTATGCGCGGCAGCTCGTCAAGGGGCATGGCAGCAGCATCGATCTGGGCTGCAACGATATGGAGCTCTCCGAAAGTCTGACCGATCACCTCTTCGACGACCCGAAGCAGAGCATTGACGGACTGATCGCAGAGCACTACACGATTTTGTGGGCCTACGCGACCCTGCGGGAAAAGCTCAAATGGTACGAGGATGCAGGAATCCCGGTCATTCCTAATTACGGTCTGAGTACCATCCGGCGGGCGATCAATCGGTACGGCACCGCCCCTCAGCTCCAGATGGCGATCAAGGAAATGTCAGAGCTCACGAAGGCGATCTGCAATCTCCAGCGGGCCGTAACCTTCAACTACCGCAACGGTGCGAAGATCAAGGTCGCCCACGAGAGCGTCAGGGAAGAAATCGCGGATGTTTACATCATGCTGGCGCAGCTCGTTGAGATCGTCGGCAAGCCTGAAGAGGTACAGCAGATCGTGCTCGAAAAGCTCGAACAGCTCAAAGGCTGTTTAGACGACGGGGAGGTACGCAGTGAGTAAAGAAATCTTACTTATACGCAATGATGATGGCGAATTCGAGCTGTACGATGACACCTACGATGTGGTCATTCATTGCAAAAATCGGCAGGGCATGAAAGAAACCTGCGAGATTCTGCGCAAGGTAGGCACCGACGAGAAAGCACCCAACGCTTTATTGATGGATCCTGTTGATATGGCGATTGCCATAAGGAACCATTGTAAATCACGCACAGGTGGGTGCGAGGGCTGCTGCTTTGACAGGCCGACCAGCGATAACGGGGATGGTGAATGCGTTTTGGGCTGTCCTGAAGACTGGGAAGTGTGAGACCGACTATGGCAAAAATTATCTGGATATGTCCTTCTTGTGGGGCGACCACGGAAGAGGTTTGCGAAACTGACCTTGTCCCGTTCCACAACCACCCCATCACCCTAAATAGGGAGTGCCAAAGGTGCATATACAGGCAGCGCTGGAATGACCTTTCCATGCTGGGGGTTCTTCCTTCTATTGGTAGCGGCGAAGAAGTTCGTAGCGCAGAGTATTATCACGATGTATGGGGGGTTGATTATTATGGTCCAGGGTAAAGCTGTTCTGCTGAGTATCCGGCCGGAATGGTGTGACCTCATCTTGCGAGGTAAGAAAACTATGGAGGTTCGGAAAAATTATCCGAAGCACCTTTATGAAAAAGGAAAACCGTTCAAGGTGTACATCTACTGCACAAAAGCACCGCAACAGCTTATCACTATTTTCAAAGACGGGGAAGAAACGATGGATGGCGAAATCCATCATGGAAAGCCTGTATTCGTAAAGTTCGATAAGTTACTGCCGGACAGCGTTCGCGGAAAAACGCAGATGGTTGTTGGCGAATTTGTCTGCGACAAAATCTATGAAGTTGCCCCGCTGAATCATACACCGGATGATTTTGAGCAGCAGGCGTGCATGGACAGAGACCAGATTTGGGAATATCTGCACGGTCAAGGCTGGGCGTGGCATATTTCAGAATTGAAGATTTATGACCAGCCGAGACCGCTGGAAACATACACGCGGCTGTTACAGACAGGATGTTGTTTTGAACCGCTCAAAGTCAAGAGGGCACCCCAAAGCTGGTGCTATGTGGAGGATGCAGAATGTACGTCATGAACAAAAAATGGGACTCCATCACGAACATTGCCCAGTGCACCAGCGTGTATGTGAGTCCTGAGCACGAAATCAAGGCTGTTCCTACGGGCGGCGGTGCGGTGTATCGGCTGGGACAGTATGAAACCGCAGAAATTGCCCGTGCTGTGCTGAATGACCTGTATATGCACATTTCGACTGGCTGTGTCTACCAGATGCCGAATGACCAGCGAGCGCTGGTGCTGGCCCGCGGCATGAGCGACGAACGGCCTGACAAGTTTGCCGGAAATGGTAAGAAGTCGGTGCGCAGGGGAGGATCCTGATGGAGAAAACAGGTGCGGTTCTCCCGTGTCCTAAATGCGGAAGCAGATTTCTGGCATGGGGAAAACCTTTTAGAAGTACGACGCCAAGGCTTATCGTATTGCTGGGGAGCCGTCGTAGAATTGTCTGCTGCATGATGTGTGGGTACTATGCACCCGTAAAAGACTGGAACAGAGAGGAGCAAGCAAATGAAAGCACACGTTGAACCTAAGAGCAAGGAATGCCCGTTCTGCGGCGCATCTACCTATGAAGTTATGAGTGGTACGGGCGTGAAATGTATTCGGTGCACCAATAAGAGAACTTGCGGTGCCATCGTCAGTTTCAGCAACAAAGACTGTAATGAACGCGGAGTTTCCCCGGTTAAGTACTTCAATCGGCGTGCGGAAAGGGAGCAAAAAATGAATCTGATTCGTGAAGTTCTTTCAGACCAGACGGTGACGGCGGTGGCATCTATCATCCTGATCGTGGCCGCGCTGCCTATGGCTGGATGGTCTTGGGCCGTAAATCAAATGGCCGGAAAATCGGCCGGAAGAAAAAAGGAGGGTACATGAAAGCGCATCTGTCGTTCCTGTGCAATGGTCAGTGTCGGTGGTGCAAGAACTACTGGGATTGCAGTAAGCACAAGAAAATCCTGGCAAAAATTTTCGGATGCAAAGATTGGAGATGGAGAATATGAGCAAGGAAATCAAACAGCAGCGCATGAATGCCCGTGATGAAGCGTCGCAGCTGTTTTGCTGGTGCATCGTTACGGCCATGAACCAAAAAGAAGGCATTGGTGCGGAACGGCTTCGGCGGGCCTGTAATGAGATGCAGGCATTCCAAGCCCGCTACAAAAGTAAAATCGACTCTGGGAACCGGAGAACGGCCACTGAAGCCATGCGGGACGATTTAAGGGAAATCTGTGATTTCACGGTACGTCTGCCGCAAAATCGAGCTCCGCGTAATCACAGGGAAGAGCAACTTCGCATGGCGCAGGATGAGGGCGCTGAGATCGCATGGCTGGTTATGGCCGCGACGGCGCATCTGACGTTTGGCTTTGGCAAGGAGCGCCTTGCACGGCTGAAGAAAGGAGCCATGGACGACTATCGACAGTACATCGGATGGGTCAAGACAGACGGCGAGGACTGCGCCAAGGAATGGCTGAAGCGCTGTGTGGAACAGGCCTTGCATGAAGAGCTTAAAGTGAATGACATCCAGAGCGGGAGCCGCCCGCCGAAGCAGTACTATTCGTCTGGAGTTGACGTGGCAGATATGATTCGCGTGACGGGCGCTGTGTCTGCGAAGAT